AAACGATGGAACATGGGAAGTTTTCTTTTTGAAAAACGGAGCAATGGTTTCAGGTGTTAGAGATTCAGGTCAGGCTTACGAGGATGCGAACGGTAATACGTTAACATTGTCAGGTAAGGAAAAAAATAGACCTTACAAAATTTCTAGTGCTTTAATTGATGCAATTTTAGATCCAGTATCTTAATTTTAAATAATTAATTAAAATTTAAAACCTTGTTATTAATTTAACAAGGTTTTTTTTTGTAATTTTACAATATGTCAATATCAATAACAAAAAATTCTTTAAACGTAATAGCCTTAACTTTGTCTGAGTTAGAGGATTCTAGTTTGGCGGTTAATTGGTTATTTAGATTTATTCATGAACAAGGCAAACACGAAAGTTTTGTTTATCTAGATGACTTGAATAGTTCAACTGCTAGGTATAATCTATTCAATCTATTAGAGAGTACAGATATTACTTTCAATAAATTAGGGAGTTATATTTATGAAGTTTATCAAATGCCTAACGGTGGTAGTTTAGATTACTCACTAGGTTTAAGATGTGAGATTGGTAAAATGAATGTAAAAGATAGTATAATTGTTGTGCCTAATTCATTTGAGCCAACTAAACAAGCAAATATATATGGTGGGGAAACAATCAGCTAGTTATAACGAATTTAGAGAAGTACCATTAATCGAACCTAGTGAAGTAGTAACTAGAGAAGGTTGGGTAAAATGGGGAAATGATAATCTTTATCCTCAATTTTTATGGAAACTTTATTATGAAAGTCCTATTCATGGCGGTGTAGTTAATTCAAAAGTTACTTACATTACAAGTGGTGGATTGAAATATAGCGGTACTGAAAATTGGGATGAGATTAATAAAAATGGAAGATCTAAATATACGTTAGATGAATTAGTGGAGCAGTTCGCTATTGATCAGGAAGTTTCTGCTAGTTACTATATTCTTTGTAAATATGATGCTTTAAATGAAATTTGGAGTTTAGAACATATTCCTTTTGAATTGATCCGAGTTAACGAAGCAGAAAATATATTTTACTATTCTGAAAATTGGGCAACATCAAGACAAAACGATAAGACTAAATTTAAAACATACACAAGTTTCTTCAATAGAACGAGCGAAACAACTGAATGTCTTTTGTGTGTTAAAGACAAATCAAGACAATATACATTAGAACATAACAAGTTAACCAGCGGTTACTATCCTATTCCTTCATATAGTGGTGGAATAGATGCAATTTTAACAGATATAGAGATTAACTTTTTTAGATTATCGGAAGTATTCAATGGTTATAAAGGTGGAACAATACTATCACTTAACAACGGTGTACCTTCATCACAAGAAGAACAAGATCAGATAGTAGACAGTTTAAAATTAAGTGCGACAGATAAGCGTAAACAAGGTGGAATTGGTGTAACTTTCTCGGATGGTAAAGATAGAGAGCCGAGTATTGTACAACTTAATGGAAATGATTTAGATAAAAGATATATAGCAACAGAAAGCGGATTGATGCAGAAAATTATGATCTCGCATAGTGTTATAAATCCAAAATTGTTTAGTGTTATGCAACAATCGACAGTATTTGATGCTGATTTAGTAAGTGATTTCGCTTTGTTTAATGCTACTTACGCAAAACGTAGACAGAAAAACATTGCTGATTCGTTAACTTATGTGCTTACCCAATTAAATGGTATCACTGGAGAGATTGAATTTAACGAATATAAATTAAGTTTAGAGCAACAAATAGACGAAACTAACCAAGTAAGTAAAGCACTTAATTCAATGAGTCCATTAGTCGCTAATAAAGTACTTTCTAGTTTAACGAGTAACGAAATAAGAAACTTAGCAAAGTTATCACCTATTGAAGGTGGCGATACTATACCAACGTCATCAACTACATTCTCAGCAGATAAATCAACAGATGAAGTTTTAGAACATTTTAAAAATTGTGGATCATCAAAAGAAGGCATCACGATTCTGCATTCAGACGAATTCAAGTTTAATTCAGATGATGAAATACTAGATACTTTCTTCAAAGATTCATTTGCTAACGTAACAGAAACACAAGGGAGAATTATAACGATGTTACAAAATGGAGAGTCATACGATGCTATTGTAAAGGCTTTAGATTTAAAACCAATTGAAGTAACGCAACAGATTTTAAAGTTGCAGAATTTAGGATATCTTGAAGGTGGGAAGCCAACAAGTAGAGGACTTAAAGAAACTGCAACGAGAGAAACTATTTCAGTTGTTTATTCATATGAGAAACGACCTGATGTGGATGGAGATTCTATTTTGCCTGATGGTAGAACTAGACCATTCTGCGAAACATTAGTAAGAATGGATAAAGTTTACACTCGTAGCGAAATAGATTCGATTAGCAACGCAATAGGTAGAGATGTTTGGTATTATAGAGGTGGATGGTATCACAATCCTGACACAAATAAAAATACTCCTTCATGTCGCCACTATTGGAAACAAAACGTAATTATAAAATAATATGAGTAACGCTTTTTTAATTTCAGCATACAACCTTAAAGAATTATCTTTAATTCATGGTAATGTAGAGGATAGTATCTTAACACCAACTATTAGAATAGTACAAGACACAGTTATTGAGCCTATTATCGGGACGTCTTTATATACTAGATTATTAGAAGGTATAGACGCAGACGATTTAAACGCAGACGAAATTCTTTTAATGGATAGTTATATCATTCCAGTGCTTGCAATGGGGTGCAATTTAGAAGCGGTTTTAAACACAACTTATCAAATTAGAAACAAAGCAACGGGTGTAACAAACGATGAGTGGCTAAAAGGTGCAAGTGAAAGCGAAATAAACCGTATTCAGGACAATTTTAGAAGTAAATTAGAACATTATAGACAGAAAATAATTAACTATCTTAAATTTAACTCAGGTAAATACCCTGAATACAACGATTATTTTAGTTCACCTGATTCTTTTTTCGATTGTTTGACATTTGGAACGGAAGGAATAACACCTGATAGAGGACAACCTAAAGTAAATATATCATTTAGATAATGAAAACTCCATTAAATAGAATAAACAAGGAATTAAAAGCCATTTCTGATAGTCATTTACAAGTGAATGATTACCATTGGGGTGATTTTGTAGAGGCTATAAATGTTAAAACGGTTAATTATCCTTTATGTTGTTCATTTGCACAAGGTAATAGTTTCGCTAAAAACACTATTCCGTTACAATTAACTATTGTTATTGCTGATAAGTACCTTAAAAATCAAAGAGAAGGCAATTTAAACGACGTAGAAAGCGACACTTTACAGATTGCTAGGGATTTTTACGAAGTTATAAATAGTTCTCCTAGATGGAATAATTTGGGGAGAGTAGATTCGGCAACGTGTAGTAAGTTTCTAAACAAAGGAGCAGACGAATGTGCTGGATGGATCTTAACTATTGGATTTACTTTAAGAGATTCAGCAAGTATTTGCGATCTTCCGATGCAAGGATATGATTTCGAGATTAATTCTAATATGCAAATATGTGCAGATGTAATTATAATTAATTCAGATAATACATTTAGTTATGTTGCATCTAGTGGTGATACTTATATACTTCCTGATACAACATTTACTGTTAATGTAAATAGTGTATTTAAAGAAACTTTCTCAATACCTACATTAGGATGAAAAATTATATAAATCCATTAGCATTTACAGATGATTTAACTGAGTTAGATAATAGCGATCTCATTTTAGTTCGTGATGCTAGTGATAGTAAAAAAAACACACAGATTCTATTTAGCAACTTTGTCGCTAGTGTAAGCAGTAATATATCTAGTGGAAACATTGTATTTGTTGCTACTAAAACAGATTTACCAACCGCAGTTAGTGGTGTTATAACATTGTTAGATAGTGTATCTTATTTCTTTACTGCAATAGTAGATTTAACTGGGGATAGATTAGTGTGTGGATTGAATACCGTTATACTAGGAGCAAGTTCTGAAAACTGTTATATTAAATCTACGGGTTTAAGTAGTTCAACTGCATTGATTACTTCTATTTATTCTTTACCTATTCGTAATATTTCATTCACACACGGTAAAGTATTCAATTTAGATGGTGATGGAACAACAACCGCTATTGATTGGTTCGGTATTAACTTTGTAGATTGTGCGACAGTTGGAACGATTAAAGACTATACTAACTTCGTAATGGGTGATAGTGCTTTTTTAAATAGTAGTGGAATGACATTTGATGGTTCTATCGGTACTATTGCTTTTGGTAACTGTTTATTTGACACGTCAAGTGGTGGTACTGCAATAATCTTAGCAAGTACATTAACTGTAACAAGACGATTTAGAATAATTTATAGTTCATTCGTTACTTTGTCGGGTGAAACTTCTTTAAATGTTTCGGCAAGTGCGACTATATCAGACGAGAGATATATTTTAGATACGGTTAATTTCTCAGGCGGTGGAACGTATATAACTGGAGTTACTCAAACATCAAATAAGACACTATTTACAAATTGCGTAGGGATAGCAAACACAACTACAAGGGGATTTTATTACATGGTTAATAATACAACGGATACACCTATCGGAGTGCCGAATGTTAATACTTGGGTTAAGGCTTTAGGAACAACAACCGCAGATTCAAACAATTCTAAATTTTCACATTCAAACAATAGACTAACTTATTCAGGTGCTTTTAATACTTCATTTTTAGTTACTGTAAATACTGCTGTAAGAGCTGGAGCATCTAATCAAAATATTAGTATAGGCATAGCGAAAAATGGAACGATACTACCAAATTCAGAAATGACAATCAGAACATCAACAAGTAATCAGGAACATCCTGGAAGTACTCAATATCAAATTGATTTAGTTACAAATGATTACGTTGAGTTATTCGTTAAAAACAGTCAACAAACAGATGTAAGGGTTTCAGATTTAAATTTTTCAGTTGTAAAAATTCTAGTGTAAAAATAATATAATGTTAAAAATTTAACTAATTTTGTAATATGAGTACAATAAACATAAATGTTTCAAAGGTAGATATGGGATTGGATCAAGTAGATAATACTTCTGATCTTAATAAACCAATATCAACTGCAACACAAACCGCTTTAGATAATATAGATCTTCAAAGCGTAACAGACTTAGGAAATACAACTACTGACAATATTGCATTTACGGGTGCAGTTGGTGTATTATTCGACAATACATCTACATTAAGAAAGGGTACTATTGATGCTGGCTACGGTGGTGCTAAGGGTATTGCTCAAGTTTGTGCAGTTGGTTATGAATTGAAATGGGAAGCGGGTAGGCTTTATGTGATGGGTGATGGTGGTACAACTATTAGAGAAGTATCTCACAATTTCACAACTACTCCATCAGCAACAGATGACAACACAAAAGGTTTTATAGTTGGAAGTAGATGGATATTAGATAATGGAGATTTATATGTTTGTACAGATGTAACAACTGCCACTGCGGTTTGGGTGTTACAAACTATTGATGCAAGTCCAACAGATGGAAGCACTAAGGCAGTATCTTCAAACGGTGTATTTGATGCTTTAGCATTGAAACAAGACATTCTAAGCGGTGGTACAACTAACCGTTTAACTAAGTGGAGCAGTTCATCAGCAATAGGTGTTTCATTAATTCAAGATAACGGTACTACTTTAAGTATTGGAACTACTCCAGTAGCAAACAACTTAATAAAAGTATCTTCAAATTCAACAGATGTTACATTAGTTTCTGAAAACTCGCAATCAACTGGTGTTGGTATATCAGGAACTTCAAGCGGTGCAAATGGTGTTGGTGGTTCATTCACTTCTACAAGTGTAACGGGTGTTAAGATTGGAGTTAACGCAAGTGCAACGGGTGCTGGTGGAACAAATAAAGGGGCGGTTTTTGGTGCAACTGGGGGAGCGACAAATTACTCTATTCAATTAACAGATGGAACAGAGGGAAGCGGAAAATTTTTAAAATCTGTTACTGCTAATGGTGAAGCAAATTGGGCGAGTATAGCAAATACAGATGTTTCAGGACTTGGAAGTTTAGCCACTCAATCAGGTACTTTCTCAGGAACTTCAAGTGGAACGAATACGGGAGATCAAACGTTTTTAAATGCACGAGTTCAAACAGTAACAAGTTCAGCAACAGTAACACCAACAAATTTAAACGACTTAGTAATTATAACCGCTCAGGCTACTGGTTTAACCTTAGCAAATCCAACGGGAACATTCACAGAGGGTCAGGCGTTAATGATTAGAATTAAAGACAACGGAACTGCTAGAACAATAGCATTCGATACTAATTACAGAGCAATAGGAGTTACTTTACCAACAACAACGGTAATTAGTAAAACTATGTACTTAGGTATTATTTACAATAGTACAGATTCAAAATGGGATATTGTAGGACTTAATCAACAAGCATAATGTATTATAGTCTAATAAATAGCATGAATAAAACGGTAGCACCTAGTTACACCGCACGAACAACAGCATTCGCAACTGCAACTGGAATAACTGACGTAACTATTTTGGGTGCTTTAAATACGTTTGATTTAGGTTTAATTTCAAATAGTTTAGACACTAAAATGAAGGCTATTTATCCGTTTGTTGGTGGTTCGGCTAGTACTCATAAATGGAATTTTATGGATGCTAGAGATTTAGATATTGCTTATAGACTATCTTTTAGTGGTGGTTTTACGAACTCAACGACAGGAATTATACCAAACGGAACCAATGCCTTTGCTAACACTTTTTTAACTCCTAATTCTCACTTAAATATAAATAGTCATTCATTTGGTATTTATTCTAGGACAAATAATACTGCAGTTAAAGTTTACGGTACATTTGATAGTTCAAACTTTTTACAACATAATTTAAACGGTAACTTCATATCAGGTTCAAGTGGTAGCAATATAATAACTTATACCGCTTCACCATCTCAGAAATTGATGTTAGCTTCTAGAACTTCATCAACTGCATTTAACGCTTATAGAGATGCGACTAATATAGGAAGTAACACAAATACTGTTAATGGACAATCAGTTATTCCATTCTATTTGTTTGCTAGAAATAATAATAGCTCACCTGATTTATATACAACTAACGAATTAGCTTTTGCATTTTTAGGTGATGGTTTAAATTCTACAGAAGTAACCGCCTTCAATACTTTAGTAAATAATATGCAAGTAACTTTAAGTAGAAACGTATGATAGCAATTATAACAATAGAACAAAAAGATATTTTAGTAGGTAAAACATATGATGGTGTATGTTTCTTTAATCCAATAGAGGATGTAAATTCAAATTTCGTTATTAGTGAACAAGAATATTACTATTGTTTCGGATTATGGTATCTTGATGAATTGCAAACAGAATTAGAATTTATTACTACATTATCGTTAAGTGAATATTTCCCTAAACCACAAACACCGCTTTTTTAATGTTTGATTTCTTAACACATATCAATTTACCTCCTTACTTACTATTTATAGTTATCGTTTTAGGTATATTAACTTATTACTTTCACAAGGATATAAGTAAATTAATTAACAGAAAAGAAGTTGAGGAAGATATAAAGGACTTGAAATCGCACGATATATTCAACACTTTGGAGAGGGTTAAGCAAGACGTTTCACATATGAAATTCTATACAAATGGAGTTTTTGATGCGAATAAGTCTAGAATGTGTAGTGATTTTGCTAAGTTTAAATGCAACGTCTGTATTGATAAATTTGTTGAATTTCTAGATAATGATTTCAGTAAAATTTCAAGTGATGAATTAAAGCAATTAGTACTGTCTGAAATGTGGGGAATGCATCGGGAGTACATTAAACAAATCCGAGCGTTTTGGCTTGATAAAGGAATCAATAATGAAGATGTTGACTATGTAATTGAATTGTTTGAGAAATTTAGATACGATGTTGTTGTATCTTTTCAAAATAGAATAAACGGTATCTTTTCAAGTTCATACCATAAAAACAATTTTGAGAAAATATTAGCGTGTTATGAGATGTATTCAATGGGAATTGATTTGCTACCTAAAGATATGTTGACTACATTTGAAGCATTAAACGGAAGATTTGCAAATATAAAATATAAATGATATGAAAGAAATAACAAAAAGATGGAATTCAACTACCCCGAGATTCTTCAAGAAATTAATCAATATAGGTATTGGAATTGGAATAATAGGCGGTGCTTTAATTAGTTTTCCAGTTACGGCATCTGTGGGTGCTGTATTAGTAACAGTAGGCACGACAGTTTCGGCTATATCGAAGTTGACTAAGCAATGATTTCGACTTTCGCTATATTATTAGCAATAGTAGTAATTTTAATTATTGAGCAAAATGAAAACAAGTCAGGTAGGAATAGATTTAATTAAATAGTTCAATTATATTTTGTATATTTGTTATATGAAAAATACAATAATATATACATTATCAGACCCTATAACTAAACAAGTTAGATATGTAGGAAAAACAAAATGTTCTATAATTAAAAGATATAGTCATCATATTAATAAAGCTAATAATAAACCTACAACTTATAGGGATAATTGGATTAAATCATTATTATCAAAAGGGTTATTTCCTATCATAGAATCAATAGATGAAGATATTATTGATTTTGAATTTTTTTGGATTAGTCAGTTTAAATCTTGGGGCTTTAATTTAACTAATATGACAAGTGGAGGAGAAGGAAGAAGTTCTTATAAAATGAAAACTTCAACTAAATTAAAAATAAGTTTAGCAAATAAAGGAAAAAATCATAATGAAGAATCTAAGAAAAAAATAAGTAATTCAAAACTAGGTGTTAAATGGGATTTAAAAAGAAAACAAAAACATAGTGAATGTTTAATTGGTAAAAAAGTATCTCAGGAAACAAAGAATAAAATAGGATTATCTAATGGTATGAAAATTAATTGTTATAAAGATGGAGAGTTTTTTAATCAATTTAATACACAATCAGAATGTGGAAGATATTTAAAAATACCTATAAATAAAATATCGGAAGTTATAACTGGAAGAAGGAAAAAATATAAAAATTATACATTTATAAAAATATGAAAACAAGCGAGATAGGAATTTCTTTGATTAAATCTTTTGAAGGGTGCAAATTAACTGCATATAAATGTAGTGCTGGTGTTAATACGATTGGCTTCGGAAACACCTATTACACAAACGGCAACAAAGTAAAGTTAGGTGATAAGATAACGCAAGAAGAAGCGAATAAATTGTTTTTAGACTTACTACCTAAATACGAGAAAACTGTCTTAGATGCGATTAAAGTACCATTAACACAAAATCAATTCGATGCTTTAGTTTCGTTCTGTTGGAATTGCGGAAGTTCAAAGACGTTATTTAAAATGGTTAATGAAAAATTCAGCGAAATGAATATTGTAAATTGGTGGGTTTCTCACTATATTATGGGTGGTGGTAAAGTATTAAATGGTTTAGTCCGTAGAAGAAAAGCGGAAGCAGTACTTTTTGTAAAGAAATAATTACTATATTTGAATTCATAATTTTTAGGTGGTTAGGTTAATTAAAGCGAGTGATTCAGTTCATTCGCTTTTTTTTTGTGAAAATAAATAATAAAAGGTATTGTTTATTATAATAAGTTCCGTATATTTGTCGAAGTAATAACTAAAAACTAAAAATTATGAACGCAGAATTAAAGATTGGAGACAGAGTAAACGTTGAAACAAACGTTACTAGAGATTGGCAAACAAAATATTTTTGTCAAAATGCTTTTATTAGAGAAATAAAAGGAAATTGTTACCTGGTATCAGCAGATGATCAAACTATTTATAGCAGAACAGGAAATACTCCATTAGGTTGGTTGTATAAAGCTGGATATTTAATAACTAAAAACAATTAAAATTATGGAAACAACAATCAATTACAGAGACATCGAATTAAGATGCGAATTTGAAATTTACCCGATCTTCGAGCAAACAGAACATGAGCCAGAATCAGGCGGTCAAATGTATGACTTGTTTATTTATGTTCAAGAGACGGAAGTTTCAGACTTATTTAACGATAATCAAATCATTGACATTAAAGAGAGA